TTCAACGTAAGAACTGGGGTGAGGAGATGGATTATGAATAGAAAACTAGATGCTGTACATTCATTCTTTATGAATAGCTACACATTACAGCACACAAAACGTTATAGCATGAAACCTGTACTACATCCAGAGAGTGTTGCAACACATAGCTATTTTGTAGCATTGGCAGTACTGCTACTTCGTGATGTGTGGATGTTTGATACAAACACAGCAGTCAAGATTGCATTGTGCCATGATCTTGCTGAAACGGAGATTAGTGATGTGAACCACTATGTAAAGAAACGACATCCAGCCGTTGCATTGGCACTTAAACGTGCTGAAGACACTGTCATTGAATCATTTCCTGAGTCAATACAGCCCTATTGCCACATGTATGACCATGATTCACCTGAATCAATGGTTGTTCATTATGCAGATGCATTGCAATGCTACCAGTATGCAATGAATGAAATGAACCTAGGTAACACTGGGTACATGGAAGAAGTGTTCATTAACAGCAGAGAGCGTATGGACAAGATCAAAGATAAGTTAGAACCATGGAGGATAAAAGATGAAAACAACGGATGAAGTACTAAAAGAACGAGGTAATGTATATGGTGATTTTACGAGCGGATCAAACTTGGAAGCAGATATTCTTAAACTACTGAAAGCAAATCATTTTAAGCAACATGGTACTTATCTTACTGAACTAGAGCTTATCTTTTTCTCTAAGATCATCATGAAACTATCTCGTCTTAGTGTCACGCCTAATCACATTGACAGCTGGACAGACATTGCCGGTTATGCAAGACTTATTGAACAACATTACACAGGAGTACAAAATGCCCAAGGTCACTAAAGAACAAATGCCTCATCTGCAAAAGATGCACACAACTAAAAAATTCGGTCAGCCCCTAACAAAAGCAGAGTTTATCAATCAGCTAGAAGCTATTGACGTACAAATTGTTCATGCACCTACAGTAGAAGAATTTCGTAAGACAATTTCAGTATTTCTAATGAACACATGGAACGATAAGATCCAGTGGACATTTCCTGAGGAAGACATTGACCAGACTATTGATGAACTTTTCCGCTATGAGCTGTTGCCTACGGCTATGGAGACAATCAACATCACTTGGTCAGTTAATGGTATGGATATGGTTGACACAACTCATCTAATCCGTCATCGATTGTTTAGCTTTGCAGCCCAAGTGCATGGTGATAGAGATATGCGTGATGATCGTATTGTCGTCAAGCCCGGCATTATGGCTAATGCAGAGTTCTACAAACGGTACATCCAAATTACAGAAATGGCTAGAGAACTGTATGTAGACATGCTTGATAGTGGACGAGTCCATGGGTTAGATGCTAGAACTATCATGCCTCGTAACTTCGAGCATTTTTATATGGTGCGTTGCACGATTAAAGACTTAATTGGTTACTGTATCATGCGAGGTGATGAGCAAATCCAAACTACAGTTGACAATGTGATTGCAATGAAGCTATGGTTGGAAGTGCTAAAGCGTTATCCGTTCTTAAAAGGCTTGGTTGACTTCCGTAAACCTGATCAGTTCTATCAACGTCAGTGTGCTAAAGGCAAAACAAACATCTTCCCGCCTAATGAGAAGAATGACAACTTTGACTGGTGTGAAGAACAGTTTTATCATCCAATGCATCGTGATGAGTACCCAGGTGGTATCTCATATTTGTCAGTTCGTGATTATTTGTTAAGTGAGATTGATGCAATTGAAAAGAAGCATATACACACGGAGACAAAATGAAACGATGGGATATGCTTCAAGCAGTTTTAGCAAACATGAGCTTTCGCAGCAGAAAGCAATTGTTCCTTGACTTTGCTGATGAGCATGATCGATGGTCTAAACGCACGCTTGAAATACTTTCTAAAGTCGTTGTCTATATGTTACCACAGCATCAAGTTGTTAAGATGTACGGTATACATAAACAATCGATCAATAGATCAGTGAAAATTTACAAAGAGTTCTTAAGTGAGCGAGGCATCAAATGACTAAAGATGAAGCCGCCGAGTTACTTCATTATGTCATCGTTGGGCTTTCTAAAGCAGGATGTAGTAACATGGACATCATCGAAATCTTGCAAGACAGAAAAGTGGCACTCTGTCAGCTTGAAGAAACACTGAGCCACATTAACAAGGAGAAACAAAATGACTTATGAAGAAGCATACAAGAAACTGGTTGTGACGATCAATGAAGTGCAGAAAGACACGACGCCTGAAGTACTCTATAGTGTAGTCTCGCAGGTACACAAGCAAGTAAGTGAGCTGTATAGTTGGGTGCTTATACAACGCTTTGAAAGCGAAAAACAGCAACAACCAGCTAATGATGGCATCACTGATGTTGAAATAGTTCAATGAGGAGATGACAATGGCTCACCACAGTACGGTAATGACCGATGAACTTTCATTAGAATCTACTATGAAAAAATCGAACAATGGACTATCTCTCAGTGATAACTACATTTATACACCAAGCTCTACGGACATTACGATTCGTTGGCGCAAAGCCGGTTGGATACCGCCAACAGAAGACCCTACATACCAGAAAAAGTGGGCTGATTTTCGAATCCAGTGCGCACAAGGAATTGAAAGTATCGGGCGCCCTGCACCTCAATTCAATCCGTCTGTAGTGAACTACAAAAAGAAGGGTTCACCAGACACCTGATGAACCCTTAAAAAGACTCGTTGCTTTTTCTGAAGCCGGTATTCTTCAGCGTCTTGAAGGAGAGACGAAGCAACGAGCCCAGCGACTTATTCATCTTTAGCGACGTTTTGAAGAGCTTCATTTACTACATCTTCATCATAATACGGGTAGTTAGTGTCTAAAAAATCATGAATTTGTTCAGGCTTAAATCCCTTATAATGTAAGAGTTCTGCAATTGATCCTTGATCAGTATCTAACCCGAATTCTTCCATCATGTTAAAGATATGATCTGAGTCTATATCATAGAAATGATCACCTAGATGCTCTTCCATGTCTTTTTGAAGATAGTATAGCCCTTCTTCAATATCTCTATAGTCAAGATCTTCAGATTTAGAAACTTCATCCATTCTTTTTGATGTTTTATCAATCGCATCCTGAATCGCTTTGGATACTGGGTATTGACCTGTTTCGATCCATCTACGTAGTATGTCTTCTGCACTATGGTGCTCGTGTGCTTGTTCATAAAGTTCATCTCTTATTGCATCCCACATTCCTTCATGAGGATCTTTAGCAGGTATTTCTTTAGACAATACTTTCTCTATCGGTGCTTCTACTAACTTGCCTAACTCAGGTAAAATAACACGCACTGCTGCACTTTTTGCTGATTGACCTGCTTGTTTTAAGAATTCACGACGATCAACAGGCTTATTTGCTAATTGAGTAAGTGGCGATTCTTTGCTTGTTTGTTTTGTAGCAGGTAGTGATTGTGACGTTTCTTCAGGCGGCAGTGTAAATAGCTTACGCCTTGATGGATCTACAGGCACATCATCCATCATCATTCGTGACTTTATTGCCTGCAGCTTTTTAGTGAAGCGATTGCCAGCCATTACACACTCCCACCATGTTTAAAGATTTCAGGTAAAATAATTAGTTCGTCAGCAGTAAGCACTTGACCAGGTTTATAGTTTCTAAGAGTGTCTTCTGAGATTGCAGGCTTTTTGCTTATAACTGATTTTACTGCCTCAATGCCTTCTTCTTTAGTTCTTCTAGGAAGTGGTTCTCTAATTGAAGGACCTGTCAATACTTGAATTAGTGACTTAGTGTCGCCTAACCCAGATAAAGCACGTTGTCTATGCCTACCTTCATGTATTGGAACAACTAAAATATTTTCTTTGTTCTTATCGACACCTAATAGCGGCACACTCCTAAGCCCTGTTGTATTAGCAATGTTCTGTAAATACTTAATGTATTCGTCATAAGTCACTGCTTTACCGTCAATTCTATATACAGGACCTGCATGCGTCTCATCGTAACCATGCTTAGGAATTGATGCAGCATATTTTTCATAGTCAGCAGGGTTAATTACTGCCAACCCTTTTGTATTTTCACCCATGAATGCATCACGAAGTGCACGCTCATTAAATGTAGTTTCTAGATTACGAACTTCATCAGCAGCTCTGTCAAGACGCTTAGCTGCATATTCGCCTTCTTCATTCTTAATTCTAGCTCTTAGCTCACTGATCTTCTTTGCCAATCCACCTTTAGCAAAGTCTACAGCACCTTTAATCGCAGACTCCGGAATGTCATATTCAGCCCAGCCGTCACTTCGTTCATGCCGAACCATATAACCCGGCTCATAGGGTGTTCTTAAAGTCTTACCTGTTTCAGGGTCTTTCACTACTTTGCCCATAAGTGGATGATCAGGATGCGGTTCACGCACTGGCTGATTACCTACCATTGTTCTACGAAGAATCTTTAAAGGCGGCAAATTCTTACGAGCTGAAGATTCAGTAAAGACATGTTGACCAGGTGCATACTTAAACTCCATAGCATCCATCTGCTGTTGCATTTTAGCAGCACGTTCACGAATGCTATCGCCTAACGATGTGTGAAAGTCTTGAAGTGTGACTAAGTCTTTGTCTGCTACTTTTGACTCATCAACACCCATTTTCTTCAGCACTTGCTTTACTTTGCTTGCTCTACCACCGCCTGCAAATCCGTACTTATCAGTAAGTACGTCAATTGGTGCCCGTAGCTCATTAGGCGCAGCAAATGGGTCTAATCCTTTATTTCTACGAGACTCAGCCCACAATTCAGCTTTGTCATAAATGTCATTAGTGGGCTGATTACCCTGCAACAAGTGCTGTATTTCTTCATTGCGTAACGTAGGAACTAGCAATGGGTAATGTCTGCCTTGTTCATCTGTTGATGATATTTCAGTAGCCATTTGACCACTAGTCGTTGGCAATAGACCAAAATACCCTTTACCTTTACTTGTAAGTGGTTCACGTGCACTTTCAGCATATCTAGCGCCTGGTGATTTAAGACCACTAGAATCAGTTGCGTTAGAGATTGAATGCTCTAATCTTGAAAACCAATCTGAATGCTCATTAGAGGGGGCTGTAGTTTCTTCTGCTTGAGCATCATCTTGTGCCATGGGCAAAGCAACTACTGGAG